ATGCATGACCATATGTTGATTTTACTTAAAACATATGGTGAACAAATGGAAAAGGTCATTGTTGCAATATCCTCTCTTGGATTTATCGCATTCATTTTAGGTTTAATAAAACCAAAACTAGTTTTCATGCCTAACAGAAAAGCATCCTCTCTGATTTATTTAGCTATATTTCTTGGTGCTGCAGTGCTTGGCTCTGTGTTGTATCCACACCAAAACACCACAACAGATACCACCAAACAAGATAAACCTCAACAAAGCCAGCCAAAAGAAAAGCCTTTCAAATACGCGGAGCTAACTCTTAAAGAATATAAAAATGAAACTCAAAAAGAGCGTGAAAAAATAGTTAATAACTACTTGGAACATAAACAACTTCCTATTTCCAATGAACCTCTTTTTTATGCCTGTATCAGCCAGCTTTCATATACAAAATCACCTGAATTAAAACTAAATGAAACGTTAGGTTGGTGCTATGCAGACTTTAGCCTCGACCCTAACTCACTCAATGATAGAGTTAATTTAGATGTCTTTGTTTCAAACTTTAGTAAGTGGGATGGATCATACCGACCTTTAGAAAAGCTCATCAAAAATAATATGAATGATGACGACAGCTATAAGCATGATGAAACAACATTTCGCTTAATGCTTGATGCAAAACCACCTTATGCCATTGTCAGTACAACCTTTAGGGGCAAAAATGCTTATGGCGCAATGGTCAAAAACAATATGAAAGTAAAAGTAGATATTGCTACAGGCGATATTTTAGAAATTATCCCCCAATAAAACTTACCCCCTCATTTGAGGGGTTATTTCTATATCAGCAACGAAAGTTGATTCTCGCCATAATGACTTTTCGGAAACGCATCACCTGGTAATTTAAAATCAGCCGGTAACGGTTGAGGATTGGGGATCGTTAAATATCGCTCGACACTTTGTAATGTCGTAAACGTACAGCCACATAAAACATTTTGACACTGATGATAACTGCGTTTTGTTTCTTCGGTTACTGGTTCACTCGTGCGAGTGTAAGATGCGGCGCCGCATTTTGGACAATTAAACGCCATTGTAAAGCCTTGGTTCTTGGGTTTGCCTAGCCTAATTATAACACGTTATATCAATTGGTTGAATTATCACCATCGACCATATTGTCATTATCAATTTTTAATTCTAACTCCAACTGCGTTTGAAACCCGTTATCACCGATTTGATGCACTACGCGAGAAATGATCCAATGGTGGCTATCAATCACCGTTTTAAAACCAACCACCGTCGCCGGCATTTCAGGGTATAAATCAGCCCTTCCCCGTGCAAGTGTAATACTAAATTCTGCTGCCCCTCTTTGCAGCTTAAGCCACTTCGCCGCCGCAGCCCGCTTTGCGGTTTCTTCGGTTTTATAAGTTTGCCGCATCACATAAACGTTACCTTCCGCCCCTTCTAAATACTCACCCTCTTTGCTGCTAGATTTAGCTTTTTTCTCTTTTTTTGGTGCATTCGTTTTTTTCTTTTTACGCTTAACACTCGTGGCTGGCTTTTTACCGAAATTAAGATCTAACCAATTAGCTTTAACACCGGTGTAAGCGTCACGGTCTGCCACTCTGAAACTGTGCCTATCGCCAACATCACGCTTAATGATTACCTCGGGTATTGGCGTTCCACTTTGAGTTAGCCCCCTATTGGGAATAATAAACAATAAATTGCCATTTTTAATCGTCGCAATTGCACCGAGCATTTCAGCCATACGTGATAAAAAACTAATGTCGCTCTCGTTTGTTTGGTCAGCGTGATCGATTTCAATATCAATTAACTGTTTGCTCACGGCAGGTGTTAAGTTATAGCGCCCCGCTATCGCACTCACAACTTTTCCTACTTTGATATCATGCCAACTGTACTCACGCTTAACGTTAAATTCTTGGCGAAAGTCTGCAGACCTGGCAGTGATAACCACTTGGTCAGGTGCGCCGCTATGACTAATTTCATCAACCGTAAAAATACCTTTGTGTACTAGCGGCTCTCTCAGCCAGCCAATCGCCACACTCACGTCAACACCACGTGGCGGTAACTCTATTTTCCCGTCCGTATCGTCAATGGTAATTTCCAGAGTATCAGCTTCAAATCCGCGATTGTCGGTTATCGTCAATCCAATTAACCGATCATTCAAACTCAGGATTTGCTTACCCCCTATCGTGATGTCAAACGCCGGTTGTTTCACGAGATCAGAATCAAAATATTGTTCAAACATAGCCCCTCCCTGTATACCGACACTTTCCCACATCGCGCGCGCGAGTTGGTATAGCTTTTCCTTGTCGTGTTGATGCAACAAGTCAAACCGCATGATTTTACAGGTTTTTATTACGACAATAGCGTGACTGATATTATTCTAGTGAGGTTCAATCATGACTTATCATCACGGCGTGGAAGTCAAAGAGACAACAAAACTCACCACATTAATTCGTGACTTAAACACCTCAACCATTGGTGTTGTCTGTACGGGTGATGATGCGGATGAAAGTTTGTTTCCTCTCGATACGCCCGTCTTAATTACACGTATTAATAACGTGTTAGGCAAAGCCGGCAAAACCGGCACATTGTATAAAACACTCAAAGCTATTTCTGACCAGTGCAGTCCAAAAGTCGTTGTTATCCGCGTGGCTGACGCTGACAATATTAAGCCCGATGAAGGCGAAACCAAAACACAGGACCAACTTGTAATTGGTGGTAACGGTGCTGACGGACGCTACACTGGTATGTATGCCTGGCTAACAGCTAAAGCTAAAGTGGATGAACAGCCGCGCATTCTTATCGCACCTTGGCTAGACACTAAGCCAGTTGCACTTCAAATGGCTATCTTTGCCGAAAAACTCAAAGCGTTTGCCTATGTTTCTGCAAATGACTGCGTCACGATTTCAGAAGCAAAAGAATACCGAAAAGACTTTAGCCAACGTGAAGTGATGGTGATTTACCCTGATTACTTAGGGTTCAATACTGAAACAGGTAAAAATGAAGTCATTGCAGCACCGGCGATTGCTGCTGGCTTACGTGCTCGTATTGATGATGAGCAAGGTTGGCATAAATCACTGTCTAACGTTCCGGTTAATGGCGTTCTCGGTATCTCGGCTGATGTGTACTGGTCATTGCAAGACAAAGATACTGACTCAAACGACTTGAACGAAAAAGGCATCACCACCTTAATCAAGTATCAAGGTTATCGTTTTTGGGGCAACCGCACCTGCGATGAAGAAACTTATGTATTTGAAGTGTATACCCGCACGGCGCAAATCTTAGCTGAAATGATCGCAGAAGCGCACTTTCCTTATGTAGATAAACCGATGACGCCATCATTGATAAAAGATGTAATTGACGGCATTCAAAAGAAAGGGGATCAACTCGTTACACAAGGTCGCCTACTTGGTTTTAATTGCTGGTATGACCCATCAGCAAACCCAACAACACAATTACGTGATGGTCACGCCATCATTAAATATAAATACACGCCAGTACCACCGCTTGAGCGTCTAGGTTTAGAGCAGACCTTCACCGATGAGTATTTCGCCGTATTCGACCAATTAGGCTCAGGAGCGTAACACATGGGAATGCCTAAAAAACTCTATATGTTTGACCTTTTTATCAACGGTCAAACCTACCTTGGACAAGTAGAAGAGGTAACGCCCCCTAAACTAACGTTAAAAACGGAAGACTACCAAGGTGGGGGTATGCTCGGCGCTGTCGCACCACAATTCGGCTTTGAGGCTGGTGCGTTAGATATGGATATCACAATGGGCGGTCTAAACATTGAACTTATCAAAGATTGGGGCGGCACTATTGACGGGACACAATTCCGTTTCGCTGGCTCTTATTATGATGATTCAACGGGTGAAACAACCGCTTATGAACTTCAAACTCGCGGACGTTTTAACGAACTTGACCAAGGAACTGCAAAAGCGGGTGACAACACTCAGCATAAGTACACGTTAAAAAATACGTACTGCAAGATCACAGCAAACGGTGAATCACTCATTGAAATTGATTTACTCAATATGAAATGGATTGTAGGTGGAATCGACCGCCTTGCAGAGCACCGCGCCAATATTGGTCACTAATTTCTGATAGCGTCACTCCGTGGCGCTAACCCCCCCTTTTGATGGAGAATAAATAATGTCTATTGTTAAATTTAATACCCCTGTAAAAATCCAAGGTGGTCGTGAAATTGCAGAAGTCACGATCACAGATACGATGCGACAAGCTGGCGCATTACGCGGTTTAAAATTGTGGGAAGTGGCAACCGGTGATGTGAACTCTCTGATCACATTATTACCACGCGTTACGCAACCACGACTCACCGAACAAGACATTGCCTCAATGCCGATTGATTGTTTTGCTCAACTCGCTAATGAGGTCGCGACTTTTTTAGCGCCGAGTGCCCCACTCGAAGAGATGGACGCACAGGAAAACTAATCCCCGAAATACCCGCAATCGATATTGATGACATCATCGCAGATATTGCGATGGTGTTTCACTGGTCACCGGATTCTTTTTCCGAAATGACAATTTCAGAATTGATAAAGTGGCATAGGCTCGCGGCGGCTCGCATAGGACAAAACGAATGACAGATCGTAATCTTAACATTCGGGTATCTCTCAGCGCCGTAAACCGCCTGACATCACCGGTTAGTGCTGCACAACGCAGCGCTGCCGGTTTTGCTTCTCAAATCAGGGCAACTCAAAACAGTATTCGAAACCTGGCAAGCCAAGCCGGCACGTTTGACAGACTCTCACAGTCCGTCAAACGCAATAATACGGCTTATGAAGAAGCGAAAACGAAAGTTAAGGCACTACGTGATAGTTACCCCGCATTAAATCAACGTACTGAAGAACAAAAGCGCGCACTTGAACAAGCGAGGCTTGCCCGTGACCGTCTCGGTCGTTCACTGGATAGTGAAAAACGAAAATTACAAGCGTCTGCAGCACAGCTATATCGACACGGTGTTTCTGTTCGCAACAGTGATAATGCTACCGCCCAAATTACCAGGCGCACCGAAGCATATAATCGGCAACTTGACATGCAGCGGCAGCGACTCGCCTCCGTTACCCGCGCACAAACTCAATACGAAAAAGCAAAAGAAACCCGTAATAAATTAGCAATGGGTGGTGCTACCGCAGCTGCAGTCGGTGGAGGTGCTCTTTATGCAGCCTCTCGCATTATGACACCTGGACTGGATTTTGATGAGGGCATGTCTGGCGTGCAGGCATTAACTCGGCTAGATAAAAATGACCCGCGTTTAAAAATGTTACGGGATCAAGCTCGTGAACTTGGCGCAAGTACCGCTTACACCGCCACGGATGCAGCATCCGGTCAAAAATTCTTAGCAATGGCAGGCTTTACCCCCGAAGCCATTAAAGCCGCGTTACCTGGCGTCTTAAACATGGGCTTAGCCGGTGATATGGATCTCGGCGAAGCCTCTGATATCGGCTCTAACGTCTTAACTCAATTTAAACTTGATGCAGACCAGATGAACCGTGTTTCAGACGTACTCACTGCAACATTCACACGAAGCAACACAGATTTACGTATGCTTGGTGAAACAATGACGTATGCAGGACCCGTTGCTGCACAACTTGGCGTTAGTCTCGAAAGTATGGCAGCTATGGCGGGTACAATGGCAGATAACGGTATTCGTGGCTCTATGGCGGGTACATCGTTACGAGCGGGTTTATCTCGACTGGTTGCGCCTGTTGGCAAAGGTCAAGCCGCTATGAGCGCCCTAGGCGTTTCTATCAAGGATGCCAATGGTCAACTACGCGATAGTGGCGAGATTTTAAAGGACGTTGGTAAGGCATTACGGAAATATGACCAGGCTAGTCAAATCCGCATCAAAAAAGATATTTTTGGTGAAGAGGCGATGGTCGGTATGGGTGCAGTGATCGATGCAACACTGAATGGTCGATACGATGAACTTCTAAAATCAAACCAAGGCGCCGAAGGCGAAGCGGACAAAAACGCCAAAGTCAAAATTGATAACTTAAAAGGGGATTTCAAACAACTACAGTCTGCCTGGGAAGATCTCGGCATTCAGATGCAAGAAAGTGTTGATTCCCCATTGCGTAATTTAACGCAAGGCTTGACTGGTGTTGTCACAAGCATAGGTAAATGGATGCAGGCTCACCCGCAGTTAACTTCCATGTTAATTAAAGCCGGGTTAATTATTGCAGGTCTTACTGCAGTTCTAGGCACATTAGCTGTCGGTGCTGCCGCTGTTATGCTCCCTTTCGCGGCTATGAGACTTAGCCTAAGCTTGCTCACTGGTGGTCAAGGCTTACTTGGCGCTCAAGGCTCATTTTCTAGTTTTTTCAATGTGATAAAAGTTGGTAGTGGCATGGCTCGATTTGCTTTATCGACCATGTTTGGACCTATTGGCTTGGTAGTTGCTGCCCTGGTGATTGCAGCATTAACCATTTACAAATATTGGGATTATATCAGCGCATTCTTTAGTGGTTTCTTTGAAGGTCTCATGATAGGTCTTGCGCCAATTCGAGAAGCCTTTAGCGGGGCATTTTCTGTTGTTGCTCCTATTTTTGATGCGATTTGGACAGCCGTTAAAAAAGTGTGGGAATGGTTATCTGAACTCTTTGCACCTATCAAAGCCTCTGACGAAGCGTTAAAAGATTGTACAGATGCGGGTAAAACATTTGGAGAAGTGGTTGGCTTTGCGATTTCTGCATTAATGACACCGATAACAATGGTTGCCAAAGGGATTAATTGGATACTTGAAGCCCTAGGGATGGCGCCGCAAGTTGCGAGTGATACGGTAAACCAGATTAATAAAATGAAACCCGTTGAACTAACAGCTGAAACCAAAGCTGTTATGGATTCATTTAATTCACCGTTACAAAGCATTGCTGCAGTTATTCAAGCCGGAAACCAAGAACAAGCTAAAACCAACAAGGAGACAGAGAAACATAATGATGATGTAGCCAAAGGCAACATTACCCCGCCAAAAGTCAAAACGCCTGATTTTGGTACAGCGGTTTATGATCCTGGTGAAGCGAAATCAAAAACTAAAGGTTCTAGTGGCGGCGGTTTATCGACACCGGAGAAAGAAACACGCGACCCGAATAAACTCGGTGAAATTGTGTTTAAAAACTTCCCTGCCATTAAAGCTGTTGATGGACTTTACCAAGACCCAACCCTGCGTGGTGTTTCTGTCCCTAACGTGGTTGCCACTTCCGATATCACGCCAGCAAAAATGGAAATGCAACGCCCAGTTAAGCAAGATATCAAACAAGAGGGAGATAAGTACGAATTGCATTTTCACGGTGTCGATATGCGCGATGCAAAAAATATCGCGTCCATTGTTCGCCAAGAACTGGAAAAGATTAAACGTGAAACCGACACACGCCGGCGTTCTCTGTTAACCGATATAGGATAATCACTATGATGATGATTTTTGGTATGTTTGTTTTCATGCTGGAAACCATACCGTATCAAAACTTACAGCGCTCAATGAGTTGGCGTTATGCAAAAAATGACCTTATCGGTCGTTCCGCCTCTTACCAATACATTGGTGCCGGTGAAGATAAGATCACATTAACCGGCGTGTTAGTTCCCGAAGTGACTGGCGGTGATATTTCCCTGGAACTATTACGCACATCTGCTTACCGTGGGCGCCCTTATCCACTGATAGAAGGCACAGGCTTAATTTATGGTATGTATGTCATGGATAGCATGAGCGAAGGCAGAACGTTATTTTTTGGGGATGGTAAAGCCAAGCGAATCGAATTTACGATTACATTAACCAGAGTAAATGAAGATTTGCGCGAGCGGCTCGCCGGTATGGAATTCAACGATTTGATTTCTTTTTAAAATTTAAGGGGCTTAATGCCCCTTTTCTTATTCTGGTTTTGCTGGGAAATTGATATCTGGCGCTAGTGATGTATCAGTATTTTCTACTTTCACACTGTATATTTCCCACTGTTTCAACAACTCAACTTCTTCATCCGTTGCCATTCCTAATCGCACTTTGCGCTCAAGCATTATGATACTCTGCTCTGCCTCTGTTAAACGCTGCGCTTTCTCTTGCTCTGCTTGTGCAATCAATACGACTTTTTGAGCATCCGTATCAGTTACCCACGCTTTACCATTCCATGCATCAAACTCAGTTTTAGGCTCTAATAATGTCAGCTCTACGGGTAGATCACCGATGAAATTAATAACAACTTGTTGACGATTTGAAGTGTTATACGCAGTTTTTCCGCGGTGGTCTGCAATGTGCAACCACAACTTTTCATCCGCGCTGCGAACAATAGCGATATCTGATTTTGTTGGCAATTCAGGTTTATCTAAGTATGCGTCTGCAACAACTGAACCGCCAAGTGGAACATTATCTAACGATGCACGAACATATTCTCGCGTCATAGAATCACAAAGATAGACTTGCGCCCATCCTGCTTTAATAGCTAATCCGCTTTCGTCAAATTCTGCTTTTTGTATTTCAGTTGAATATTTCATTATTTCATTCTCGTAATTAAAATTTTAGCCACGTTTTTCATGCGAAACTCATCAGCAGTTGGTACTTGCCGAGAAATATCGAGTGTAAAGCCTTGTCCAGCCCAAACTGTTCCGCCCGGTTGAGAATCCGAGGCTTTATATGTTTCATTCCTTGCAAACACACCTTCCGCGACTAAACCGCTTGTTGTCGCAAGTCCTGTAGATCTCACATTCCCCGTCAAATTTCGCATAGCATCTTGCTGATATGTTCCCACGGTACGACCTGAATCAATACCTCTACCATTGTCTGCTGCGCGGATTGCATATCCACGGTCATCTGGCACTCTTAAATCAGGCATTACTTTTGCAGCTTCTGGATATTCAGTAGCTGAAAAAGAACGACCTTCATTAGCCCAGAAATTAGGCGGAATTGGTGCTGATGTGTTCCAAATTACTGATGCGCCAATAGGAACAAATGCATAACTCATATCCGCTGATATTGCGCCCACATCACTGGATGAAGGCTTAAAACCTTGATGATAAATTCTAAAAGCTTCTGAGCCACGGGTTACGTATGCAGCACCGTTGTTAGACTCTAACCTTACTGCTGCAACACTTTCAGTGTTTCCTAGATAAACAGTTGCACCAGAAGCATTAAGAATTTGTTTATTATCTCCAGTCAATTTATTGGATTCGACGCGAGGGGTGATGAGCGTCCCCGTCATTTCACCACCAGTCTTATCAAGTTTTGTCAAACCCATATCAGTGACGGCTTTTTGACTCATGGCAACATTTGTTGTTTGCCCGCCATATTGCACAATTGCATCATTTCCCAGCTTGCTATCTAAGCCAGTTTTTAATTCGTCTTTTGTCGCATAGTTTCCGGCTGGCTGTTTGTCTGCTAAACCGGATGTTAACTCCACTTTAGTCGCCAATTTCCCCGTCTCTGTCGTAAATAAATCTAAACTAGGGGCTTTATCCCTAGCGTTTCCTTTAACATCTGAAATATTTGCTTTATCGAATTTTTTACTTAAATCCAGTTTTGTTTGCGCTGATAATGCATCAATTTTTTTATCCAGCACGGTGATTTCTGTATTTACATACTCACGGGTAGCCAGCACAACCGATGGATCAATCTTCAACGTCACCGATTCAGTATGACTAACAATCAATACCATTCGAATAGACTGTGTACGACCTGAACCCTCAGCAAGTTGTGGTTTGTAAGTTTCAGGGCAGTTTGCTACTGCAATTAAATTACCTGTTTTATCGAATAGCCCAATTTCACGTATCCACCAACCGCCCTCTGATTCAGGAATGATTTGTTCAGCGACAATCTGATTTTTATTTTTTTCATCAATAAACAACGTATTGATAGCGGCTCGGCGTTTTTCGGCTATCAGCTTTGTTTGGTTAGTGTCAGGAGTTGGTAACGTACCGCCACCATCCCCAACAGCCATATGAGTAAGCTCAATTTTTATTCCTAACGCGGTTGCCTGCGCGATTAAGTTCTCACCTAATTTAGTGAGCAATGCGAAATATTTCATTGTTGATAAATCCTCGTTTCGTCAATGAGATGAACAGCTGCGCCCTGAACATCAAGTCCAGAAACGGAAATTAAAGGGGGCGTATACGCGTAAACAGTTAATGCATCACCGGCATAACTGGATGCTGCACAATAAAATTCACCACGGGTTTCTAGCTGAATGGTTAGTCCGATCAAATGCCGACTCGCGGGTTTTGCATCAAAAATTAAGGCTTCGAGTTCTTGATACATTTCTTCGGTGATACCTGTTTCAAGTACACCAATATCAAGCCTAAATGTTCCTGGTGTTTCGTTGGTTTTCCACCATTCAACGACACGGATTAAATACCCTAATGGCTCAACAACACGGCGTAATGCGCCTATCGTGCCTTTATGCTTATGAATAAACATCGCGGACTTAATCGCGTCACGCTTGGCTTTTTCTGACCAGTTTTTATCCCAACGGTCAACACTGAACGCCCAGGCTAAATAAGGCAATAAATACACAGGGCATAGATCAGGGTTCCATAGCTCTCGAATGGGTACAGGCACTTTCTCAAGTTGAGCGCAAGCCTCTGCCGCTGCAATCTCCAGCTTTGAAGATCCAACGGGTAATAATCGGCTACTCATCGTAACCACCTAACGTCACGTTAATATTGGTGCAGTAGCTGGCTTGTGTTTTATCCAATTTAATATCGGCGGTAGGTTTCTTGATTTCGACCCGCTGAACCCCCTGCACATGCAAAGCGGCATAAATAGCGCTTAACACAATGTCACGCCCTAACCGGTGTTGTTGTGTTGTATACCGTTTTAGCTGCGCTTCTGCCGCTTCGGTGATTGGCTCGTACTCAGGTGCTGGATAGCAATAAATCACTGCTTCAATTTCGTAATTCACTATCTTTGCTGATTGCACAGTGACACGGTCTGCCACTGGTCGCACATCTTCATCGTTTAAAGCCACATTCACTTTATCAACCAGATCAACCGGTGCAGTACCATTCCCTTCTCGTGACAATACTGTGACTGTGACATACGCCGGTTTTGGGCTAATCACAGATGCATCAGCCACACGACCATCTGCAGAACGCGCATGATATTCATAGCTACCAATAGGACCCGCCACACTCAATGCTTCAAATGCACCAGGTATGCGAACCCGTAGATCGGAATCGGATTCATACTTTGGAGGTATAGGAGGGATCGCGTTTTCATCACCGGCAAACAGTACCAGGCGCTTAACACCATTATTTGCAGCCAATTGGTCAAGGTCTGCGCCTGTAGCAAATGCAACCATTGAGGCTCTTGCAGCCTCATTCACACGTTGTCGTAAAAGTAACTCACGATAGCAGTTAACTTGTAATAGCTTAGTTAGCGGTTCAGACTCTAACTCTAACGTTCGCGCAATTGCTGCTCGCTGTTCTTTTGGCGTAGCCTCAATTAATACGGCTTTGTATTCTGCAAATAACACTTCAAAATCAAGCGACTCAACAACATCCGGCGGTGGTAATAAACTTAAATCAATCGTTGGCATGATTTACCTCACAGGGATCGTTGTTGTTAAAGGTTGACCGTCATTTTTCATACACTGCAGGTAAAGCGTTGTAATCCCCTCATCATTTTGTTTCACCTCAATTTTTTGCAAACTGATGCGAGGCTCCCAACGTAATAACGCCATATAACAGGCGCTCATTATTTTTAAACGCAGTGGCTTGTTATCCGCTTGGTCAATCAATTCCATCAATAGTGAACCATATTCACGGCGCATCACTCGCGAACCAATAGGCGTGATTAGAATGTCATTAATGCTCTGGCAAATATGCGCATCATCATTAATTTGTCGCCCTGTATTTCTATCAAATCCGCTATACATCATTGAGGACCATCCGTTTGACTACCACCACGCTCAACACCACCATGTTTATGAGTATGCAAAGTGATGCCATTCGATTTAATACTGCCGTTTTTATGATTAAAGTTACCGGTCATTTCACCGCCTTTTTCAACATTCAACGTGGCACACGTCAGATTGTCTGAGCACACAACTTTTGGCGTATTGAAATTAATTTGACTGCTAGCATTAACCGTGACTGTTGGCGCCGTTGCATCGATTTCAGCACTGGCATTAATCACGGCTTTTTTAATACCGGTCACAGATAATTGCCCCGTTTTTGGTTCGTACTCAATCACGGCACCATCACTAAATGTCTTATGCATCGCCTCTGCTGAATGACTTGGCGCATCATGATCAAAGCTATACAACGAGCACAAAATAAACGCAGTAGTCAATTCGCCACCAATAGCGCCGATTAACACTTGCTCGCCAACACTTGGCGCCCACCAAGAGCGCCCCGCACCGGCTCGGTCAATTCCCCACTTAATCCAGTCAGTGAGGTTTTCACCCGTTTTTACACGACAAACTTTTCCCTCTAAGTCGATTTCGGTAACGATACCAACTCTCAAAATATTAGAAATTAGGCGCTCAAGCTCAGTAATACTCATTTTGCACTCATTAAATCCTGGTAAATAATTTCCAATAATCCGATTCGCTCATTAGGCGATAAGCCTAATAACTCACGTTGTGGGTACTGCGTTTTTGCCAGTTCGTTAATCGTTCCGTTAAGTCCATATTGGTGCTGTCTTGCAATCGCTGCAGCTCGCCCCTGAAAACCAACAACGGCAGCGGCGGGTGTTGATTGCATCCGTAAAAATTTAGCTGTTCTAAGTCGCTGAAACATCGGATCAGGTCGCTTAGTAATTCGGCGGGTTTCCGATAAATTGATGGCTAAAAATTTATCAATATCACTACGGTAAAATGACCTTAACGCGCCGCGCTCTTCATCAAATCCGGTGATCATTCGCCCATTACGCCCTTTCGTACTTCGCCAACTACGTAACCGGCGAACCTCACCCTTATAAAGAAATTCAACGCTTTGTTTTGAGCGAAGCACTTTTATTTTTCGTGCCTGGTAGGCTGACCCATCCGAGTTTTTCTGGCTGCGAATACGTTTTTGTTGGTCTGTTCTAATCGCTTTTGCCAATCTGGCGGATAACCGGCGCCGATAAGCAGGGCTTGTTGTTGAAAGCAACCGTGACAATTCATCATCTAACTGTGCAAACAGTGAATTTTCATTACTCACGATTTACCCCACTTTATTTAGGCTGAAATTTAGGCTCGGGTAGATGTGTGATCACATCTTTACCACTAGAACTATCAACGATGACACGCTCAGTCACTTGTAAAACAATCAAAATATCGGCGCTGTCGTTATCTAAAATATCCGCATCAAAACGAATACCCGCTTCGCGTTTATCAGGGTTGAATATCAAATCTGGTTGCTGGTCACGAACCCACTTCATCACTGGCAGCGCTAAATTATCGAGCGGATTGGGGTAATCCATTGCTAGTACATTCAGTTTGTAGCGATATAAAAATGAATTACTCGCCGTTCCAGTTGCAATGACTTGCCCCTCAGTCACATAGACTTCAAGTGCCTCCGCGCTTTGCTGAAAAAACGGATCACTATCCGCAATAAACTCTCTTAATAATTTCGGCTTTAACATCATTGCCCCCGGTAATGCTCAATGGCACGAACACAGCGTTTTTCAAGACTGGTTTTATCCACTTTGCAACTGTTATCTATTGAGATATAAAAACTACCCCCCCAAAAAACACACAGATACAAAACAATTGCGATTAAACAAAATGCCTTTTTCATGGTGCTAACCTGCATTGTTTTTCAAGCTTTACCGCTCTATCTTGCCAATAATCCAATTTTATTTGGTCACTGATAATTCCGGCTCGGATATCGTGAATAAGCTGTCCAGCTTCTGCAGAGAATCGGATTTCGGTTCCATTGCCCACGCTGGCGCTGCTGGTATTTCGACTTGCTGACAACTCACAGGTAGCAAGGTCGGCTTTGGCGAACTGCAACCGCTTATCACCATTAGCCAGGGAGCGACGAAGGCGATCATTTTCATCAAGTGCATTTTTAAGTTTTCCTGAATGTTCAGCATCTAATTCAGCCGCAGTACGTTGCGCTGATTTCATACGCTCAATCACTGCGTCACTGTGCAATTTCGCTTCAAGTGCTATCGCGGAAATGGTCGTTTCATGCATCACCGTTTGCAGCGCTATTTTTTTGTCGTAATGCCACTTACCCACAACGACCAATAACGACAACCCGATAATGAGATAAACGGAAACAGCGCTTTTATTCATCATCAAGCCCCCAACACGCTAGCGCTGACTCTTGATCTCGCCGTTGCACTTGCCCATAACAGCCGTCTTTCTTACCTTTTGTTTGACGGCAATCTTTGCCACCATCAAAAATCCAACGCTTAATTTCTTTGCAGGCACCTTTTTTATCGCCACTATTCAGCTTTTTATAAAATGTTGATGTGAAACATTTATTAGGACCAATATTGTAGGGGCAGAAGCTGGCAATACCGGCGACTTGGGCGTCGGTTAACGGTACTTTGACATTACGCAGCACCCAGTTAACCGCTTTTTCCGCTTCAATACGGTTAACCTTAGCGCACTGCTCATCGGTCAGTGTCATACCTTTTTTTACTGGCTTGCCGTCAATCCGTGTCACACCTCTGCAGATTGTCCAAACACCGCCGGCATCCTGATAAGAAGTCGGTAAATTCCCTTCTTTTTCATCAAGAAATTGGTCAAGAATAGCGGTTGCACCGGCGCCACCTAATAACAAACCTATCATTGCTTTGCTGAATAAATTCAATTGATTCTGTTGCATCACAAGTCCTGTTTAGGTGCGGTGATAAAGTCTTTAACCGATTCTGTCGAATCACCTAATTCACTCTGTTTTTTTAAGGTGTCCACATAATCAGCCCATATTTCCGTCCTTTTTTGCTGCGAACGGCGATTAAGCAAGTAGTTCAAAATTCCCAACACAACACTGACAATAAGCCCAAATAAAAAGCCAACTTCATAGAGTGTGAAACCAGAAAAGAACGCGCCAACGGTGGCAAAAAAGTAAGTCAGTTTGCTGTGAAGTTCGCTGTAAAATTCGTCCATCCCTAATCCCACAATTGAATAATGTCTTTCTGTTTAGGCTCGGTAATATCCGGCATATCAACCCATTGACCGGCGTTTAATTCGGTTGTCAGGCACAAGTTGGGATTAGTTTCTAAAACCTGTTCAACAACACCTTGTGTTCTCCCGTAATAACGAAAACACAATAAATCAACGGTATCGCCTTGATGTGCCTGAACTTTCATTACGCTAACTCCGCAATCATTCGCTTCTCGCCGGTCAAGTCGCGGATAGCATTTTGTACATCTCGCTTTAAATCATCGATTTGAGTGCTTAATGCCTCAGCGTGTTTTTCTCCATCGCGAGTCGTGTCGATATCACGATAGTTTTCAATCAAATACGCTTTGGTATAGCTATACACCGCATGACGGTATAAAAAGGTATGCTTGGTTTCATTATTCACTGGCGGTGACGGTATTTTTTCCAATGCATCAACCAGTTGCTTACTTTGCCAAGGATGTAATAAGTCATTGACGTAGATAACCGAATTCGTTGTGGCATGTTTTAGTCTGGCTGTTGTTACGGTTCCATTAATGCGCATCGCCCACCGGAGATCCGAAAGCTTAATCTCCGGGTAAAAAGGGATGGTTTTTACAGTTTCGCCCTGGTCATTGATATCAATGGTTTCATCTGTTGGCGCAATGGTTTTCTTAGCAACTAACCCATTCATTTGTCACCTCAGTAAAAAACGGCGGTGGACGATGAAACAACGCTATTTACCCTGTTTCATCGTGCCGCCGTGGCACACGGGGGTGCATTCGGTTAAGACGCGGCTTTTTTCCGTGTCGTTGTTGTCTTTTTCGTGGTGGTTTTCTTCTCTGCCGCCTTTTTAGGCTCTGGTTTTTCTGAACTTTTAGGCTCTAGCGGTGGTGTTTCGTCTTGTTTTCCTGCTGCTTTTTTAATTTCCCGCTGCAGTAGTTCAATATCACGCTTAACACCCACTTTTTCATGCAGTAACAATGCACTTTGCATTAATTCAACGGCTCGCGCCTTGTCGTTAAAGTCATCATTTAAACGCAATGTATAAGCCAATGATTTATAGAGCTTTGCACGAACTTCATTAGGCACATCGTATGATTTAGTCAGGTCGCTTAAACGCTCTAACACATTGATAGAAATTAATTTTTCCTTATCAACGCCGGCTGAAAATAATGTCAGCGCTTTATCACAGATCTCATCAATCACCATTGTTGCCGGTGTACGGTTATAACGTTCCGGTAATGGCAAGTTATAAGCGAGAACGTAATCAGCCATATCAAGCGCACGATCATAATTTTCACAATCAATTTGCCAGACCAAAATGGTTGTAAAGACTTCATCTGATTGACCGGTATTGGCAGATAACACACCGTCAATCCAAGGTTCATACTGTTCAAGTATTGTTTTTTTGTAATCAACCTTAAATTCCGTACCTTGAATATGGCTAAGTCGGGTTTGGTCATGACGCAAACGGTGTAAAATTTGCTCGTATGCCGTCATATTTTCGGTTGTTTGTTCATCGCCTCGGCGTTCTGCCATAACTTGACGCCAATGTTTTTGCGCCGGTGTGAGTTGTTCCATTGCATGTTCCCCGTGAAAATACCGGCGCCACAATGACACCGGTGGTTTTACTGCTACTCGCCGCTCTCTGCACTAGCAAAGGTAATGCCTTCAATCAGGCAACCTAAACCGTAATCTTCCACGGCATAACCATCATTACTTTGTGCATAAGTCGCGATGCGGTTATATTCCGGTTCATTTTTGATAAAGCGGGTTAACTTGCCTTTCTGCCAGTACAGTGACAGGTTTTTCATGGTGGTAATAAACACTGCACCATCAGGCATATAAGGCACTTGAACCGTTGGAATTCCACCTAGTGAACTCAATTTAAACAATTCATTACCTGCCAGTAATTCCATATTTGGATTTTGCTGGCTATGCTGGTTAATCACTTTGAAGTTTTTCTGTGTGACCAACTTACGCCCAACAATGGCAACTAGACCTGCTGCCTGTTGATGCCACGGATCAAGCAAACTACCCACTGCATCCATCACGAGCGCGTCAATGTTGGCATACAATCCTTTCTTAATGATTTTCCCATCTTCATCACGCGATGTGAGTGTGACTCCCTTCATCACACGCTGCGGAGCACGCTCACGCATTAATTGCAGCCAACCGATATTGACATCTTGTAATAATGGGTAAGTTTCACGGTCAGATTTCAACGCGCATTTCTCACCGTTAAAACCGATCATTAAGCGGTCTAATGCTTCACGCTGTAAAATTTGTTGGTTAATCAAATTTTGAAATTCAGGCTGACCCGCCCAGGCATCTAACTGCGTATAAGGGATCATGGTGTCAAAGTTGGTTTGCTCACATGAATAACGATTTGCAGCCAAGTCATGCACCGCTTGCGGTTCACGGCGTTCTGTCGTAGAGGTATTACGACCCGCAATCGGCTTATTCACTGAGATTAAAATCGTTTCGCCTTTTTGCTCCGTAACACCAAACGAGTTAATTTCTTTTAGAAATGGGTGATTCTCCATCACAGCCTTTTCGATTTTTTGCTGCACTGACGGATCAACCGAAAATTGCAGACTGTCACCGGTACGGACGGTGTGATTTAAGCGCGCTTGATTATCTAAGTAAGATAAATACGCCTTTTGTACTTCTGGTGTGTATGACATGTTGGTCATTCCTCAATAGTCGGGTTTAATTAATACTCAGACTGAACAAACCCGCCGTTACCGGTGGAAAGTTGGCGTTGTTCACCGCCTGCATCAGAATTACTCAGCTGCGTTTTTAGCTCGTTAAGCTCTTGCGTAAGCTTGCTGATATCACTCGCTTGAGTTTCATTTTTCGCTGTGAGCGCTTCCACTTCTTTTAACGCGTTGGCACACGTTGTTGCAGTGAGATTAATCCCCTCTCTTAGCGCGGAAATTTCTTGTGATGCCGTATCACGCTGAATGCCTAATACTTTCTTTATTCCATCCAAGAATTGCTCTGAGAATGACTGTTTATCATTCTTATCTTTCACCGCTGCAGCCGTCAGTTTCACAACGGTTTCCAGTGATGCCGTATACGTATTGTTTGCATCATCCGGTAAACCACGTTCACGATTGCTCAATTTGATAACCTGTGTACCAAACGCTGCCGGCGTATCGGTTAACGCCACGCCCGTGAGATATGCACCTTTAGCGGCGTCATTTGGGCAATCTGGCAAAAATTCGATACTGGAAAAGATTTTTTGACCGCTTTGATTAAGGGCTAATAACCCCGCATCTTTTACTGGATCAATGGTGGCGGTAATTTCTAAGGCTAGTTTTCCCTTTAATGGACCATCTTCTAATTCAATCGCACGAACGGAATCCACCATTGAAAAGTGGCGCCATTGGCTATCAGGAAAAAGACTTGTGATGTGTTCAAGGTTTAAACGGGCTGCATACAGCTGCGGGCTGTAGTTGTCCGCCATCTGTTGGATTTGGTCACGCGTTACAGCAAAACCGTTCAGCGTTCCACCCTCAGTACAGACGATGGCTTGTAGTGTTTTATTGTCCTTTGGCATTGGGTTTTCACTCCGAAGATAGCGACAATTCTGTGTGCTTATATCTTCGCAAGTGCTTGTTTCCGATTCAAAACCTTTGCCTTGTTATGTCGATGTGACAAGTTAAAACCGTGGAGGACTACGCGCGCGATGTGGGAAAGTTGACACATGATGACAGATTCTCAACGCGATCCGAGACAGGAAGCGAAAAGCCTCTATTGGCAGGCTTACAGCATTTCACAAATTGCAGCTCACCTAAATGTGAGTGCTAACACTATTTATTCGTGGCGCCGGCGGGATAAATGGGATGAAACCGAGGTGATGCAACGCCTTAGTGGTGAAACCCATGTTCGTATATTGCGTTTAATGTCCAAAGAGAATTTGACCGCTCATGACTTTAAAGTCATTGATTTTTTAGGGCGTCAGCTCGAACGCTTTAACAAATCGAATGAGCACCACGAAAAAGAAAACAAACCCAAAACACCTAAAAACCATTTCACCGATGAGCAAATAGACCAATTGCGCGAACTCGTTCTTGATTCGCTCTATGAGCATCAAAAGAAATGGTACAAGCAGAAACACCGCCGTAACCGGATGATTTTAAAGTCGCGGCAAATCGGGGCGACTTGGTATTTTGCCAGGGAAGCATTAATTCATGCGTTGGAAACTGGCAATAATCAAATATTCTTGTCAGCAAGTCGTGCCCAGGCATTGCAATTTAAAGTGTTTATCCAAGCACTTGCTAGGCTTGTCGGTGTTGAATTAAAAGGCGGCGACAAAATTATTTTAGCTAACGGTGCTACGCTGTTTTTCCTTGGCACATCCGCAGCGACCGCGCAATCATATACCGGCGATCTTCATTTTGATGAGTTCTTTTGGACGGCTAATTTTATGGAATTACGTAAAGTTGCCGCTGCAATGGCAACGCAAATTGGTTTGCGACGCACTTACTTTTCGACTCCATCATCAGAAGAACATGAAGCTTATCCATTCTGGACGGGGGATTTTTTCAATAATGCACGGGCTGAAAGCAAAAAAATTCTCATTGATACCAGCCATAAGGCATTAAAAAACGGGCAATTAGGCGGTGATAACATCTGGCGGCAAATCGTCACTATTCATGATGCACTTAACTCTGGTTTTGACCTCGTTTCCCTGGAAGAAATTGAAAGTGAAAACACGCCGGATGATTTTGAAAACTTATATAACTGTCAGTTTGTTAAAGCTGGTGAACGCGCTTTTGATTACAACGCACTTATTGCTCGTGGTGTTGACGGCTATAACAGAGATGTTTGGTCAGATTGGAAACCTTATACCAACCGCCCTCTAGGTAATAAGCCGGTGCATATTGGTGCAGACCCAACCGGAACTGGCGGCAATGGTGACGGCTTAGGTATTGCCATTCTTTCACCGCCTGCTGTTCCTGGCGGTAAATGGCGAGTCGTTGAAGCATTACGTTTTCGCGGTATGGCATTTGAAAAACAAGCCGAAGAAATCAAAAAGTTAACTCTGCGTTATAACGTTATCGGGATCACGATTGACGGAACCGGCGGTACGGGTGAAGCCGTCTTTGAGTTAGTTAAAAAGTTCTACCCCGCAGCAACCATGATTGGTTACTCCGCGCCGGTTAAACGTTTGATGGTGCTTAAAACACAAATGTTAATTCGTAACGGTCGTCTTGAATATGATGCCGGCGCACAACACATACCATCATCATTTATGACAATCAAAAAAGTGATCACGCCAGGCGGTATTGTGACTTATGTGTCAGAGAGAACACGCGGTGTTGATCACGGTGATATTGCCTGGTCAATCATGAATGTTTTATATGGTGAGCCAATTGGCAGCGAAACAGTGAACGAAGGTTCCTGCATATCGGAGTTTTAATAATGGAAACTGAATTACCCGTTGTAACGAATACAACAAACCTACCCCCTGAAAATCAGTGTGCAGCGTTTACCTTTGATAACCCTGTTCCCATTATGGGCGCCTATGATCTGCTCGATTGTATGGAATGTGCCAAAAACGGCAGATGGTACGAAACACCGCTTGATTTTTATGGTATTGCGCGCGCATTCCATTCTGCAGTGCACCACCAATCACCTTTGTTTTTTAAACGAAATGTGATCATGAGTTGCTTTATTCCACACAAGGCGCTGACTTATAAAGAAATGAGCGCCTATGTTCTTGATTACTTGGTGTTTGGAAATGCGTATTTTGAGAAACGAGTTAATCGCCTTGGCGGTTTACTGCAGCTTAAGCGCTCACCGGCGAAATATACTCGCCGTGGTGTTGACCTGGATAACTATTTTTTCGTCCAAAACTTTCGTGATGCTCACGAATTTAAACGAGGGAATGTTTTTCACTTAATCAATCCCGATATTAACCAGGAAGTGTACGGGCTGCCTGAATATCTCGCCGGTTTAATCTCAGCCACACTCAACCGTTCAGCAACAACCTTTCGTGTTAACTATTATGAAAACGGTTCACACGCCGGTGTAATTGTTTATCTCAATGACACCCTAGCTGATCCCAATGGCGTCAACGATTTAAAAGAATCATTACAGAAATCACGACAAGGCGGGGCATTTAAAAACTTATTCGTTTATGCGGCAGGAGGAAAGAAAGACGGGATTCAAATATTACCGTTCAGCCAAATAGCCGCAAAAGATGAATTCATGAGTGTGAAAGATACAACACGCGATGATTTACTCGCCATGCATCGCGTACCGCCACAACTCATGGGTATCGTGCCAAGTGGTTCGAGTAACTTTGGTGATATAGAAAAAGCCGCTAAAGTCTTTTCTATCAATGAATTATCCCCAATCATTGAAAGTTTAAAATCAATCAATGAATGGCTAGGTGAAGAAGTTGTACGCTTCAATACATACGCTTTGTTAGATGCCCTGGGTAACAAGTGATGACGGAATAAAAATACTTATCCTCTGTATCAAGCTGTACGCTATCACATGGCTTTCAATTATTACCTATACCTAGCCGCGTTTTAATTTAAAACGCTTCAACCTACCCCACACAGGCGCGAAAAGCGCCTTTTTTTTATGCCTCAAACGTGCGAAAAAACAACCCCACCTACAACCCAAAGCGCGCGATTGCTCCCCCGCCTCGCCCGCACGCAAAATGTGTGCTTTTTTGTGCAATTGTGCCGATCACCAAAACCCGCACCAGTACAGGCACTGAGTAGTAAATCTGTTAACGTTAAATTTGTGCAATTTGATGCGAAATTGTGAGGTTATTTTAGGCAATAAAAAACCGCCATTCCATATTATGGATGGCGGTCACACTATACCTAATTTTTAGCTGGCAACGACGTTTTCAACAATCAAATAAACTACCGCTGTATAAACTATTTTTATGGTTTATACGATCCCACAGTACATTGAAGTATGCACTAATAGTTATCTTTCATAGGAATGAATCGACTAACCTTACTTTCAAGACGCTCTGCAGGTATAGGTGTATCATCATTAGAACTATAACTATAATATTCCAATGATAATTTTCTAAACTCCCTTTCCAAGGTTTTAGTAAACTCACCTTCAGGTAACACTCTTGCATCAATAACTTGAATACCTTGTATAGATGAAAATATAGTTGTTAAATCAATGTGCAACTTATCACTAATACCAGTTTCCCTTAATTTTCTAGGTGAAAACAAATCAGGAATAACTATAATCAAATCAACACGATAACGTTCATTTAAAGTATCTAACTCTTTATCAGTATTAATTCTTATATAAATACCAGAGCAATAATCTCGGAAAATATCCTTTTTCCAAAGTTTTTTTAAAGCCCCTAATTTAGTTTCAATTCTCTTATTAAATTCGTCAGGAAATGTTGCCATCCTAAAACGATCCGCAACCCAATCTAATAATAATTCTCGTGAGTTATTAACCCAAATGATGGTATCGCTTGGCTCCGACTCACTGAGCAAAATTTCTCTATCTATTTGCAGGAATCCTAAAGCAGAAAACTCTAAATAATCATCTTGTCCTGCTATTTGTACAGGAAGATGAAGCCTCCGAGGATTCCTTCCGTTCTTAAAATTACCATCACCACGGCATGGAATCCCCAGAACAGCTTGCACCCAAGGTTCTTTTTCAAACGATCCATCTACAAGTGCGCAATCATATAACACTGGAACTAGATATACATTTTGGTTAGAGCTACAAAACTCTTTAAGTTTTGTAGGTAGTTCATTTAAAAGATTTGGGTAATTATTAACATCTATAAATGCTCCTCTTTTCCATCCTAAGGTTAACCACTTTGAACGTATATCTACAACAATGTCATCCATATCACACTTTATCCTAAGAAAGTAAATCGGATCTAACTACAAAGCCATCCAATTGAGCATAAACAGAATCATAAGCCTCTAATAACACGTCTAAATCTAATTTTGGAGCAGTAAAAGCCGCTAATAAACCTTTATTAGCAAGGCGTCCAAAAAGCATTTTTGCAAAATAATCCTTGTGTTCCCTTCGAAAACTTCTAGCAAATTCATTTAATACTGAAATTCTCAAAGCAGTCTCACCTTGGATATTGACATTAGGATTTTTATCCCAATTGTATAAAGTTTTTCTTTCAACTCGTAATATTTTTGCCCAATGAGAAACTTTCAATCCAAATTTCTTTCTTAATTCATCACTTATCAAAGAAAGATTATTTGATAAATCACTATCAACGTCATCTAGACTAACACTAGTAACTTTTATATCTGATTGATCACCGTGATTAACTCCACTAAAATAATTAGTAGTGCCTTTCGTACTCGATAACCCCATGTTTGGTATTGATGCTGATAGCAATAACACCCCACATAGCAAAACACTTATAATATTGACGGAAGTGGTTTTTCTAAAGGCTATAGCTGAATGACCTTTTCTTACCAATATTGGAGATGTTACATTCAGCCTTGTTGGATTCTGGTTCATAGGCATGAAACTATTACCTTGGTAAGTCATAAGCACTCCTAATTCTCTATCGGAAAATATTCACATATGCATTGTTAGCAACAAGTCTAAGTGTATTCATTTTTTGAATTATTTCATCAGGAACCAAAAGCTTCATTGCAGGATTCTTTGACTCATCAACTAATGCAAAACTTGTGTCTATATCAATATGTGCAACAGGTCCTTCTAACCTTTTATTCGGATCTATAAGCTCAGACGCTGTTTCTAATAGATCAGGAGAAACTATTGGACCATTAAGCATAACCCCACTATTTAATGTTATTGCTACCTGATTTTCATTATCATAATAACTTGAAGACATATTACTACCACCTCTCATCCAATTACAAAGCAGCGGTTGTAAAAAGTCTGTCCTATCAATTTTTGTGTTAAACTCATACTGTTCATCATACTCTATTTTGTTTACATATCTCATTCCTAAAAAAGAGTAATATGAAATATCATACATTTTTATTAATAAATCTAAAATAAAACGCATCCTTTCGCTCAAATCAGAAAAGCCGCAATAATTTTTTGTATGAATTATTAAAAAACCATCAGAAATTTTTATACCAAACTCTCTATCAGGTGACAAAAAGCTTATCATAGGTATGTTTGCTGCTGTAATTTTAGGCTCTTCATCATGCGATGCATTTTGCACTTCAAAAGAAAAAGTTTTAATTTGCTTAATAGGTGATGAAATCGGGTAATCCTTTCTTAAAGATTGACTAATCTCATCAAATTTTTGGTAAAAAAGACTTCCCGGCACCCTATCAAACTCGACTTTAACCAGCATATATACTAATCCAAGAGTATCCATTCTTACTTCCTCTATATCAATCTAAGCATAGTCTACCATTAAATTACACACTTTTCATAGTTTTAATTTTATTCGAATAAAAACATAACTATATGTTTTTTAAACATTAAATATTTTTTTATTTTGATACTTAATGCTATTAAGTAATAATGACACGATAAAAATCATCGAATCACAAAAAGTGTGTAATTTATTTTGAAGTACATATACTGAAATTCTGGCTTAAATGCTAATACGCCTTCCTCAATTTGATCCTAGCCAATGCATCTGCACACCGTTGTTTATACTTCCGACTTCTAGCCTCTTTTTTTGCTGTTATTTCTTGTTTTCTTTGCGCTTTTCCATCCTCTGTCAGCTCCAGTCTCAGCCGTTCCCCGTCTAATTTCAGATAATAGTTACCATCACTAACCCCCATACCTTTAGTAAACATGGTTTTAACGTGCGGAGTATCGAAATCAATACCAACCTCATTGGCAAAAGTAACTATTTCCGACTGAATTTCTTTATCACTCTCGTTTAATTCAATTTTTGATATCTGTCTTTGCTGCTTACCCTGTGAAATTTCGTAACCAATGGCGTTATCAGCGTCCTTTTCTATAAACGCGAAACCGTATTCCTTTATGTTGCATACTTCGCCTGAACCCTGTTCAGGCTCGTAAAATTGCACATCTGATAGATTGGACGTGCTCCGCGATCTACAGTTATTGACAGGACTCCGAGGCGCTCCGCTGTCGCTTCTTAAAAGATTAAGGTCAAGGTCAACGGCGCTTTTCTTGACGATTTGATACTTTCTGTCGCGTGTTTTGATGACTGGAGAAGCAGATTTTAGTTGGTTATAAATACCCACAACTTTTTGAACATCTTCCCCGTAAACATTTACGTCACTGATCTCACGAGCAACACGTATTGTTTCTTCACGCCTACGAATGCATGGACCACCTTGTGACATGACATATTCAAAGAAATCACCACTATCTGCAGCCGCGCGAACACGCTCGGCTACTTCGCCAAGTTGATCAGCAATAGATACACCACGCAAGCAAGAACGACGGCACTCTCGATAAGCGCCTTTAGATGGGAGTTTATAAAATTGAAATTGTGGTATGCGCCAAGTTGAAGCCCACGCAGTAACGGCAGCCGCCATACTTTTTAAATCTTTGCCGGTTTCGTGGTCTATCTCACCATCAAGCGCATAACCATCAATATTTTTAGCAATGTATTTTGCAATGTAGCCCACTGCGCCGCCGCGATTCATGTGTTTACATTCAAAACGATATTTGTGTGCGCCAGCTTCGTCACCATCTTCTTTTAATGCGCGTTTACGCATAATCTCAATAGCTTTTGCACGGTTGGCTTTATCAACAAATAACAACATATGCCAATGAGGTGTACCGTCATGATGAGGTTCAACAACACGAACACCATAAACATCAATGTTATTGTCATTAAATGCAGACCGAATACGCGACCAAACTTTAACTAAATACTGTTGCCCGTCCTTTGGTGTGTATGCCTCATTTTTCCATTTGCTATTAAGCACTGCGATCACGTCTTTTTTACGCTTGCGTAGCTTTGTTGGGTGATATTTTGACGGGCAAGTCATGGTGATAAACATACCAATGTCACCACGTTCTTTTGCTACGCGTTCAATACCCGCCATTTGAGCCATAAGCTCCATGCGTCGAATCTCAGGGTTAGAAACACTCGCCATAACTTTGTCGAAGAGATCAAAGCGTTCACCGGTTTCAACATCCTGAATATCCATTCCTTGTAGGTATTGCATATTAGACAAACGCTGCGCTTGCACTGCGCGAATAGCTTGTTTACTCGCATATGGGTTTCGATTTTGGCAAACATCCATATTGGCAATCATTAAGGCTTCTAGCCATTGCGTGCGGTGGGCTTTTAACTTTCGACACCAAAAGTCTGCATTAACCAAACGCTGTACAGCCGCTATCACTTTTCGAATTTCTAGATTTTGTTTACCTTTGCCTTTTTTGCGATTTTTCAAAACTCGGCAATAGGCTTTATAATGAAGCGGTGCAACATGTAGCCCTTTCACCAACTCAGCCAAATGCGCGTAAATTTCTGTTTGTACTGAATCTTGATAGATAACGTCACGATCACCGTTATTCTGCTCTGTAAACTTATCGCAGTAGGTTTCATATAAATTAAAGAAACCTGCAGCGACTATTTCAGCAAGTTTTTTTATCGACTTGTCATTCAAATCAAATAACCGGTTATATTGGCTAATATCCGGTGATAAGCGAGTTGATATTGTCAATAATGCTTTGGTTTCAATTTCATAGCGTGCATTAATGACAAGTAATCTTTGCCATATCTGCTCATGAAAACGGTAATATAAAAAATCATAGGCTTTACGTAGCCCATGCTCTTTTAATAAATTGTCATAGTGCTTTTGGTATCGATAACGTAGAACTCGCGGTAAGGTTTCAATATCTCTTAAAATCGCTTGCCCCTGAACAATTTGCTCACGGGTAAGCGGTCTTTCGATGTCAGATTTATAATAATTATCTTTTGCAGGCTTATTCCACGGATACGGAAATGCCATATCCGCAGTATAAGTCAGCGGTAATTTAGAAAAATCGAATACCTTAGACATTAAGCGCCCCACCTAATGTTTCAGGTCTTAATAGATTGATTGCTGTTTCACAACGACGAGAAATGATATCTACCGCTTCACGGTAAACATCCAACGTTTTAATGCCTTTGCCTTTAACGTTTTGAACATGATAAGAAACTAAGTCAATTGCCAGCATCCACGGATCGGAATGACAGCAAACGAGGCTATAACAACGAGTACGACGGTTATATGACAGCAACCGCCAGATAATCTTATTATTTTCTGTATCAACATGACGCTGAATAGCAAAGCGCGTCCCACTGATATACACACCATCGATAGGATCAAGCATCATGACTTAACCCCCTAAGACAGCAATAATTTCTGTTACTGGCTTTCTACTGCCCTTTGCAGCAATGCCGCGTAAAGCTGTAATTTCATAAACTTTAAATCCCATATCGAGATACATTTCTTTCGCATCAATTGAGTTAGAAATAGTTGAAGGCACATCCAATTCAGTCCAAAAAATACTTAATGACTTGGCTAAATCTTCATGTTCTTGCGCACTAAATCCAGTCGCGTTATAGCGAGAAAATGTATTGAGATATGGAGGATCGCAATAAATACCATCCCCTCTAACAACTTGGTTTAAAGTTTCTTGCCAGGCTTGTGCTTTAAAACTTGCCTTCTGAGATTTTGCTAAAAATAGCCCTATTTCTTTTTTAGGAAAATATGGTTTTTTGTAATTACCGAATGGAACATTAAAACCTGTTTTTTCACTGTACCGACAAAGCCCGTTATAACAATGGCGATTTAAATATAAAAAATTTACAGCCATTCCTTGTAATGACAGGTGTTTTTTAGTCGTATTAAATTTTTCTCTTATATCGTAATAGCTATGTTTCTGGTTGAACGTCTGAAAATAATATTCAGCATTTGAGATAAAATTATCTGGCAATGATTGCATTGTCAGATGAAAATTAATCAAATCATCATTGATATCAGCAATATGATACTGCTCATAGTCAGTATTCATCATCACAGCACATGAACCGGCGAACGGTTCAACTAAGCGTTTAGTATTTGGCAAGTGCGGGCGTAGCTGCTCCATAATGCGAACTTTAGAACCCGCCCATTTGAGAATTGTTTTATTCGCCATTTCACACACTCCGATAATGTTTGCTTTTAAGCTCTGATACTGTTTGGCAGTCAATACATAAAGTGCAACCGATGGATGCAACGCGGCGATTTTCAGGGATAGGCTTTCCACAACATTCACAAAAGAAAGCAGATACACCGCGTGGGCGGTTAGTAATCGCTTTTATTTGTTGTTCCCGAATTAACATTTCGTGGTCACTGGCACGGTCAATTTCTTTAGACATGGTTTAGCTCCGCCGCTTGGTTCTCTAAATAGTCAGCTTCACTCATCAATAATTGATGTATTTCTCCATAACTCAGTTTTTCACTTAAAACCTTGTAAGCTAGTGAACGCTGGCGATCAGCAAAACCACTAATGAGCGACTTACGCTCATCTTCTCGGTTAGCTTTTATGTTTTCTGCTACAGGAGTAAAGATTGGTTCAGGAAATGTTCTCATGTTCATTACCTATTTTTTGATTGTAAAAAGTCCTGACGAATAAACGTCATTATTTTTAATAACTAAATTTAATTAGACTGGCATTACTATATTTGTTGGTAACAATGCATTTAATGCCTTTATTTGATTAAGTGCATTAATAAACAGTTTTTGTTCACTAGTAATTAAATCATCAAATTTCATTTCTTTTTTATCACTTAAATTTGCAAGATGAAAAATCATATCTAATATTCTTTTATCTTGCTTACGTAAGTAATCAATGAAACCTGATAATTGTTGGTTTGTTGGTTCTTCATTACGGCATTGTAGTAACTGAGTTCTCAACTCTGCCGCTTTGTTCAATGCTGCCGTGCGCTCTGTGAGTGTTCCTCCATCATTAGAGTACCGTTCGTATGACTTCCTTTTTACGCTAGGGGCATCAATCAGCTTTGATTGAAAACTAATAATCTCGGCTGTATTTACTTTCTCGCCTTTATTATCTATTTCTTTCATCGCCGTGTTACCCATATTAAACCCCGTAAAGTTTATCTATATATTTTGTTGCTTCTGCCATTGCATCAAATAACCCGAATGATTGTTCATTCTGTGAAATTTGATATCTCGTTATTTGGCGCAGCTTATTACGTGGTATTTTTTTTATCGTGAAACCACGATAAATAAAGCAATGAGATTTAATCTGTAATATTTGCATACTACAGCCCTATCCAAAGTAACCATGCATCGCGTTGCTCTGGTGATTTATTTGAATAAGCCATATCCATGCCATTATTAAACGCAGTAATACTTATCCAAATTTCCCCTGTTCTACTTTTTGGCTTTGTTGGATCTCTATATTCGATTGTTGGCAATTTTCCACTCTTAACCATGGACTCAACCGCCCCTTTAGTTTTACCGACTAGCTCCGCAAATTTTGCAAGCGGCACAGCACTAACCGGATATTTCACATTGATTTGGTCTTTGCTCATTTGCTACCCTCGTTAGATCAAACCTTTTAAAACCGTTTATATCTGGTTTTAAGAGTTTTTGTAACTTCGCAAGTTCGTTTATGGAACTTTCGGTAATCCTAGTTCGTTTACGGAACCAAGTCAATGGACATATCACAAAAAATAAAAGCTGTTCGACAGTCTGAAAAGATAACCCAACAGCAACTATCTGATTTAGCAGAAATATCACTAAGCACTTTAAAAAAAATCGAAGCTGGATATCAAGAGCCTAGCGTGAGCACACTTTCAAGAATTACTAAGCACCCCAAATTTGAAAAATATGCTCTATGGCTAATCAGCGATAAAACCATGCCCGAAGCTGGTCAAATATCACCGGCTCTCGCACACTGTGGGCAAGAGAAAGAAACCTTACCCCAATCAGAAAAGAAAACTGGTTAGACATTCTATATCTATATTCTGATTACTGCTGGTCACAGTCAGTCAGCTACATCGGAGGGCTTACTTATGGCAATTAAGAAGCTCAATGATGGTCGATACGAAGTGGACATTCGCCCTAACGGAAGTAAAGGGGCTAGATTAAGAAGGATTTTTGCTCGCAAATCTGAAGCATTAACTTTTGAAAGATATGCAATAGTCAACGCCCAAGATTATGCTGAAAACGCAACACTATCAGGACGATTGAAACTAGACGCTATTCTAGATAAATGGTGGTTATACCACGGGCAAACATTAGAGAATGGCGAAATTGAAAGAATGCAGTTGCGAAAAACAATCAAGCTATTGGGAAACCCTACTCTGAATCAACTAAACAAACAAACCCTACTTGAACACAGAGGGAATAGGTTGATGAGTGGTATCAAAGCGACAACAATAAACCGGGATATGTATCGTTTATCTGGCATGTTTTCTGCGCTTGAAACCCTCGAATTGCTTGATTATAAAAACCCACTAAATGGATTACCTCCATTAAAAGAGGAAACTCCTGAAATTATTTTTCTTAGTGAGGAACAAATTATTTCTTTGCTAAACGAGTTCACTGGTGATTACAAGCGTTTCTCGCTCCTTTGTTTAAGTACTGGAGCAAGATGGGGTGAGGCTGCAACATTACACAGTGAGCAAGTTCAGAATGGAAGAGTAACATTTTTGAAAACAAAAAATGGCAAGAAGCGGATTATCCCGATATCTGACAAGCTATCTGAACAAATTAAGACTAAAGATTCAGGTCCGTTATTTGACATAAATTACGAGACTTTCAGGCTTGGATTACGAAGTTTGTTCCCTGAACTCCCAAGGGGTCAAGCTACTCATGTTTTGCGGCATACGTTTGCTAGTCACTTTGTTATGAATGGTGGGAATATTGTCGCTCTTAAAGAGATTCTTGGTCATGCAAGCATTAACCAGACAATGGTATATGCTCACTTAGCGCCAGATTACTTAGAGTTAGCAATAAAACTCAACCCGTTAAATGACATAAAAATTTAA